AACACTTCCATTGACTGTAAGTTCAGGAAGTTGATCTTCATTACCTGACCACAGGACAATGCCACCAATGGGAGTTATATTAGGAATTTCAAGATAGTTTGCGCGAATTGTTCCACTATTAAGACCTGGGGGAGCAGTTTCTGGTGCTCTAACTTCCAAATCACCAGTGATATAAGTAGTCTTTTGAAGTGAAATTGACTTTCCAGTACCAGCATTTACTTCAACATCATTTAGTGGTGCAAAAATAGTAACTTTTCCAGTTCCTGCCGTTTGTGATATTGCAGCAGATGCTGTTTGAGTTAAGTTTCCACTTGTAGCATTAATTGTAAGTCCACCAGATCTAGTATCAATAGTATTATCTGTAGTTGCTGCTATTTGAACATTGCCAAAATATGCTTCCGAATATGCTGTAGTTGCACTACCAATATAAGCACTAAGATCAGAATCTGGAAGTAAACCTCTATTTGTTTGAACAATACCCGCAACTTCTAATTTCCCACGAATATAAACATTTTTACCAATTCCAACACCACCTTTAACAACTAACGCTCCACTATTTTCATTTCCAAAATTATTATTGATACTTGTTATTCTAACTTGACTATTAAGGGTAGTTTTTCCTTTCACTCTTAATGATCTAGTCATTGTGACTGGTCCATCAAACTGTGAAAGAACAAATCCAGATGTTCCACCTTCAACCAAAATTCTTTCTCTAACTGTCACTTCATCAAAAGCAACACTCAATTTAGATGGATCTTGTCCAGTGATTGTTGGTTTTGGAATATCATAGGATGTAGTTTGTCCACTGGAAGCAGATACTTTTGTATTACCATTAAATGTATCACCTTTACTATTCATTCCAGTGTATATAACCGCACCACAAGATCTTTCTTGTGCTTGTACTAAGAAGTCTTCTCTTTCTGATAAAGTTTTGAGTTGGACCTGAGGAAGTGCAGTAGAATAGTTACCAGGTCCATATCCAAGATATTCGAAAGTATGTCCAGATGCACGAAGAATAGAAGGTCTTCTAAATTCAACAGGAACTACTTTAATTTTTTTAATAATTGAATTTACTGGATGATTTCCCTGACGAGTACCTAGATAACCACGATAAACTTGGATTGTAGTATCTGTTGGACTTGCCTTTATTCTAAAAATTTCATCTTGTATTTGAATAAAATCGCCAAGTTGCAATCTCTTAGAAGTTGATATGCCAGTTAAACATTGAATATTAAGTGCAACGTCATCTCCAGCAGAAACTTCATTTAATAATTTAAATCTTTCTCCACCATAGAAAGGAATAGTTCTTGAAGAATAATTTTCACCTCGAATATCTGAAATTCCTTGATTGGAAGATAATCCATGTTTTAAAATATAACCATTTACCGCAGAACTTGGTAAATCTGTTTCTGAAGCTGCTGTGAAAGATGTTAATGAAATAACATCTTTTATAACATAATCACCTAAGGTTAAATTAGAACTATTAATTACTCTAAATTTATTTCCTATGCTTAATCCATGTACATCACTTGTTGTAAATTGAATTAATCCTACAGTTATTTGCGTTTCACCATCAATAATTGTTTCTGTTACTGAGAATGAAGTTGATTGAATTTTAATAGATGGTCCAGTATTAAAGGCATATTGTCCTGCAAGGATAGTGGGGTCGGAAGCGTTTCTTGCTACAGTTACAGTATCCTTATCATTTACAGACGTAATTCTATAATAAGCATCTTCTGTAAATCCATTTCCAGTAATTTGAAGGACATCTCCAATATTAGTTGTTATTCCAGTTGTAGATAATTCTATATAAGCGTTTGAAGATCCACCAATTATATCAATGTCAAAATATAATTTGTTTCCACTAGCATATCCAGAACCTCTAGACATAAATTGATATGAGGTTACATTATTACCAGAAACTATTACTTTAGCAGTGGCACCATTCCATACAGTTAAATTTGCATCATTATATAATTTGACGTTATAATATGTTCCATCTATTCGTCCTCCAGATCCAGGAACCAAGGTCCCATCGACTACGCCACCAAATCCATGACTGTTTGTGAAGTTTATTGTCGCTGATGGTGTTTGAGTTGCAGAAACAGAAGAAATTTCTAATCCAACACCAAAATCTTTGCAGAATATATCAACCGTTTCTCTTGTTATACTCTTTTTAAGATCATTTGTTACGACATCACCAATCGGTGCTCTTTTTGCAAATGTTTTTGCTGATTTTGGATTTGATTCAATATTATCTCTATCTAATTGTGGATATAAGTCTACTGGTGTTTGTGTAAACTTATAATTTGTAAATGTATTTGTTGGTATATTACGGGCATTTAAAACATAAAGATGATATATACCGTCGCTAACATTTCTAATATATTCTGATATTACATCATTTCTGTAAATATAAAGATTTGATCTATTATCATTTTTTTCAAATCTAGGTAATTCATCTACAGTTCTTAAATTTGTATCATTATCGAATGTTCCTGGTTGATGATTTAATCCTGCAATATCAATTGTAGAATATGTAAATTGCATCTCATTGAGGACTTGTTGAACCACAAATGACCCATTATATCCCTTATTAAATTCACCAATTAATGCTTCACTACTATCTTTAACATCTTTAACAATAATAATGTCGTTAACTTTTAACTTATGTGGTAATTCAGATGTGACTGTTACGACATCATTTAATACTGTGCAATTTGCAATAAATTTTTGGTTTCTTCTATATCTTGTTTCACTTAATCCTAAAGTTGTTTTAAGAGATGGGAATATATTATCATTCGTTAAAGCACCTGTAAAACTGGAATCCTGGACAACAAAACCAATTTCTGGATTTTTTGCATTGACAGATTCTTTTGGAATAACAACTCTTAATTTGTAAACTTTTTCATCTAGTCCGCGTTCATCAGCTACACGTTTTACAAATGCAAGGTCTGTAGATTCTGAATATGTATTTTCATCCTCTACATCAAATCCAATACCAGTTGGGGGATCTAAAAATGAAGTGTAAATTTGATTATTTGTTCCACCTACATTGATATACCACTGTGAATTAGATTCATCCCATTGTATGGGCGATCCAATATCTCCCGCATCCTTATCCGATATTCTACTAGTGATAATAATATCTTGATTAGGGTCTCCTCCATAAGATTGAATGGATTCGTTCAAAAATGCATAAGTGAAGGATGCTGCGATTTTAATTTGTTGACTATTTAAAGTATTATCAAGTTCATCCGTAATTGCATAGTAAACAATATGTTCTGTTAGATTTTCTGGAAGATCTCCTTTCTTACTCTGAACTATTATCTTTTCACCTGTTTTTAAATTATGATTTCCAATTGTAAATATGTTTTCCCTAATTGAACTTACAACATATTCTTTTTGATTTCTAGACAACTGGTTATTTTTTCCAGTCATATAGATATCTGCTTTATAATCAATTCCTAAAAATGTAATGAATAACTCATCATTAGTTTTTGCTCCAATTCTATAACCTTGAGTTACTGAAATTGGTACAGCAGATTCAGAAACAAATCCATATAGATAAAGTTTTTGTGAATTTCCTACATTTCTAGTTTTTTCTACGTCTAAAGATAACCATTCAATATCATCGACGATTGAAGTGTCAATATCTCTTGGAGATACGATAGAAGTTACATATGCATGATCATCTTTTTCAAATGCTTCTTTTTTATAACCATCTGATTTTAATGCAATCTGTCCAAAGTTAGAGTTTGAGTTTGTAATTGAAGCGTCTCCACCCGAATTTACATCAAAATGATATGTAAATCCAATAGCAAAAACAGAAACTATTTGAATAAATGAATCATTAGAAATTTTAATGTGACTGTTTTCCCATTCAGGTCTGTAAATGGCATCTTGATCTAAATGATAAACTTTTTGTGAATTAGTTTGTGATGATCCTGAAGTGAGTGAAGCACCATTAACAGGAACATATTCGACAGAATCATAAGATCTTGTCGTTGGATTATATTTTACAAAAGCACGGTCATCTTTTTGAAGAGAAACTGCAGTAAATTGTGCAACAACCATCGAACGGAATCCTGCCGCTTTGCTTCCATCGGCGTGCATTCCATTCATACCCCACACTGATCTTAAAGAGCAGTTAAAGATGTAAGGAGATGCCCCACCAACAGTATCAGTTTCTACAGTTACTGTTGCATTATCTAACTGTGGTGTTGCATTCAAATTTGGTGGAAATGTTGGAAGTAAGTAAGTAAATACAGTATCGCCCAAAACATCTTGAACAAATGTTGAAACATTATATTCAGATTCTCTTACATCACGAATTTTAATTGGTGTACCTGTATTTAAATTATGAGGAACTTCAGTTGTTACAGTAATTCTATTGGATGCTGTAGTACCATTTCCTGAGAAGATATCTACAATATTGATAGAGTCAGTTTGGAAAGATCCAACAATTTCCCATTCAGGGGCTCTTTTTGCAAATGACAATGAAGATTGAGGAAATTTAGATGCATTTTCAATTTGTCTATATGAGTTATATGCATTACTTACCTTACTGTAATACATATCAAGATCTGTAAGATCTCCAAATGCTTCTCTGTTAACTACATTAACTCCATCGCAATATTCAAAACATGTTAATTTATGGTGACTAAATCTTGGTTGAGCACTATATTGTGGACTAAAATCTCTAGGATTTGTATATACTAATCCAGAATCATCACCATCAAATAATGAAAATTGCCAAAAATAACAAGCACCTGTAATTTTAAATATTGCAGATTTTGGAACACTTGGATCGGTTGGATTAGGTACATATTTTGGTCTTAACTTAGTTTTTCTTAAGTCTAAACCAACGATAGATGTTCCTCTTGGTACAACTACACCACCATAAACACTATTAAACTTATATAAAATATTATTTTCTTGGGTTAAATCAAAAATAGAATCTAATTCTAATGACAGACCTCCACCTTCTCCTCCATTTTGTGCTGGATTTCCAAGTCCACCATCTACTGGAGATACAAATGCCACCCCATTAACATCTCTTATTGCATATCCCGGTCTATTATCAATTATGTGTTCTCCCGGAAATAATAAGATTGTTGTTTTTTCAACTAAATCGTTATTATTACCTCTTAAATATGAAAATCTTGCTGCCTCAAGTAATGCTCTTTGTACTGTTTTAAAAGGTTGTGCAAGAGAATTACCTTCATTAGTAATAGAATCTGTAGAATCCAAATCACTTGGATTTACATAAAGAATACGACCCTCAGTATTCTTTATGAAATTATCTAACTTATTGAGTGGCATTTTGGTATAATTAACGAAATATTTCTATGTTTTATTTATGAATAGAAATCTTCGTTAATTATTGTAATCGTAGTTTATTTCATCTGGCATATCCTCTGGATTTTCTAATTCAACTTGAAAAAGACAAGGATGAACTTGCTCATCTATAAGATAAATTGAACTTTTATATAAATCTTCTGGATTAAATGTTCTCTCAGAATCTGCTAATTTTATTAAATCTAAGTCATATAAGTGACCATCTGGAAGTTCATCAAATGTAAAAGGAATATGATTGATAAAATACATAAGAACAATTTGAGTTCCGTTATTATACCAGCAATATGCCTTACTAATACTATATTTCATTTTTTATTTTATTGATATTTAGATTTATCAATAGAAAACTTGTGAATGGAATCGAACCACTATAAAGAGTTAAAAACTCTTTATAACTACCAAGTTCACAAGAACAAAAATATTATAATGCTTCGTTATGATCTGTGTATGTTTGTGCCATATCTTTGTCTGAGATTGGCATCATAACTGCTGCTTGACCGTTTTCATTAATTATACCTAAATGTTCTCCATTTTCTACTCTTTTTATCAACTCATCAAAGTTTTCTTGAAATTCTTCTATAGTAAAAATTTCCATCAATTCTCACTATAAACCGCAAGGTCTGCATATTCAATTTGGTCTTCACTGAGATTACTGGTCACAACTTCTAATACGTTCATAAACTCCTGAACGGTTTCGCATTCTACCATGCGCTCGCTTCCTTGATCACTAATAAGCAGAAAGGATCGAGTGCAGACATCAATTACAATACCTTGGACGCATTCTTGGGCAGTGCTCATTTGAGTTTTTGTCGATTGCTTCCGTATTATAGGGGGTCTTGGGTCAGGTGTCAAGTCTCATCCTGAATACCTATAGGGGGTTGAAGATAACTTCCTGAAGAAATAAAGTCAATATCAATATCAGGTTTTGGTAGAGTATTATCAAGTATTGGCCATTCTATGTTTCTTGGAAATTCATCTTGATATGGAATATCTCTAAGTTTTTTCCTATAAGATTTCAAAGCATCTTTTCTCTCTTGGGATAAATCTTCCCAAATATCAGGATATACAAATTTATCTGTTTGTTGCAATAAAATATCTCTTTTTTTTCTTGCTATTTTTGTTAATTCGTCATCAGTAAGATCTACAATTTTATATGATTGGATAATGATGTGTTTATCAGAGTCTATCTCACAATCTTTTAACTCAACTTCTATCAACTTATTAATATTAGGATTATATTCCGATGGAACAATCGGTGGACGTATTCCCCAATATCCCATATTAATTAGTTCATCAGGAGAAAGTAGTTCTCCATTATTATTATACCATCTTAATGGAGAACAATCTATTACAGGAATTTCATTTACGAATTTGGCAATTTGCTTCCAATCATTCAAAATATGATTCATCATCTTCCAAACTTTTTTTTTATTTATTTACCAATTTATTACAACTAAACCATTTTCTCCCCTAGTTCCATATGCAATATTATTCAGAGGACTTCCAAAACCACCTATACCTCCATATCCTACTCCTCCCTGAGCAAAAGCATTAAAAGGAATTCCAGAAACATTTTGATCTGGAGGGTTAAGATATGTTGTAAGATAATAAGGTGAAGATATATTACCAGGAGTTCTTCTATTCCCTTGACTATTGGAAATAACAGAAGCGGCTCCACCAACATAGTTAGATCCACCCCCACCACCAGATCCTCCATTGGAATGACTATCTAAAAGTGTTGAGGGGCTAGTAGATGTGTCAAACAAAAATGCATGATATCCCGTAGATCCTCCACCACCCCCATAATATCCTCCTCCTCCACCACCACCGGCAATAGAAGATGCGTATAGTGCATTTTGAAGATAAAAATAATTATCATATGCAAGAGAAGGTATACCAATATAAAAGTAAATGGGCTGGGACTTATATGCTGCTGGATCAATCGGAGATTGATCACTAAGATACCCCTGAGAATCATTACAAACATTTATTCCAGTTCTTGAAGATCCACCTCCAGCAGCACCACCATTTGTTCCTGGATTTGAAGCTGATCCATGTTTTATAAGATTATCACCTTGTGCAGAAGGACCATTTGTTCCTCTACCACCTTGTAAAAATGATCCATTTTCTCCCGCTGGACCAGAAACGCATGTTATTGTAGTACCTGCCGACCCACCAATTCCACCAGAAACTTGAGACCCTCCCAATCCACCAGTAGAACTTTGCGCACTACCTTGCGCAGTAGTTACACTGGCTTTAAAGCTACCATTTGCACCATTTTGACCTGTATTTCCTCCACCAGCACCACCATCACCACTATAGGACATGAACCCAGAAAAAGTACCACTACCTCCCCCTCCACCGCCACCAGCGACCAGTAGTGGAGTCAATCCCCTAAAAATTGCAGAATAACCGCCACCAGATCCAGCAATCGCTCCAAGGGTAGACTGATTGTTAATATTTACATCACTTCTTCTAGAAACTACATTAATAGTCGCAGGTCCTTCTGATGGAGTTTGTGGATGTTGTATTATATTTGAAGCATAATGTCCTGCTCCTCCACCAACACGAATTGTTAAAGTTTCTCCAGGAGTCACTGATAATGTTGCTTTTACATATCCACCACCTCCACCACTACCTCCTGCAGAATTACCACATCCAGATCCTCCAGAACCTCCACCACCCCATAGTTCTACAGTGATTTCTGTGACTCCAGAAGGTACTATAAATGATTCATTTTGGAAAGATGCGATTCCAGTTCCACCTTTATTTCCATAAGTATCATTTTCATAAGTACTTCTTTTACAGAAAAAATATAATGGTGGAGTTTGTAATGGTCTCCAAATATCAGAATCTCTGACGTAAATATTTCTTATTCTTTTCCATTGTGAGGGGAGACCTAATGGTGTAACCCTTGCATAAACCGATTGTGGTTCAATCCAAGTTGAACTGAGAGCTGATGATAGAATCTGATAACCAGAATTTGATGTAGAAGAAAAATTTTGTAAAGATGAATCTTTATAATAAAGACCATAATTATAATTCAATATAGAAGACGACGTTGGATCAATTCTTTCCCCTAGTTGAACATCTATCTTATCTTTGTCATTTTCATAAAATGTCGCTTCCCATATTAAAGAACTGTTCTGATATGCTGTTTGTGAAAATCTAGTTCCCTGGTTGGAATAATTTCCTGAATTATTTTGCAAATCAATTAATAGAGATCCAGAAAAATAAAACCCATTTAGATCTAAGCTAAAAAAATCTGCAACTCTCTCAGTCTGCACCTCAATAATATCTTTATTATTTTCATAAAAAATTATTTCCCATGCCGTTGATCTGGAAGGAATATTATCATATCCTTCATATCTTATTCTATATGTCCTATTTGGCGAAGAACCTTCTATACCTCCCCATATTCCAGTACCTACGGTAGTTGGACCATATCCTAGGTATAATGCATTTGATGTATCTGAAGTTAATATATTATTATTAGCAATAATAGAAGAATAAAAAATAACTGGACCATTTTCATAAACTCGAACTCCATTTTGTATTTCTCCATTATCAATATTAAAATTAATATTCCAAGGAATTTGAAAAAATACAGATGTAGAATTAAGTTTATCAACGGCATATTCAGTCAAAGATTGACGCCCTAACAAATTATTTGGAATAGAAGTAGATGTTATGTTTTGTGGGTTTGTTTTAAATTCACCTTCAAACCTCATTCGTAGTGTTCTAGTACCTTCTACACCATCTATATTATAATAAAAATTTTTTGAACATACTCCAGTAGTAGATGAAATATTTGGAGTACCAATAAAAATTGTATGAGTTAAAGATGTTCCACTTATACTGGGAATATCAAAAGAAATGAGACTATTTGAAGAAACATATGCAGTACTATAATTTGATTCTAGTATAGAAACATTCCAAGGAATGTTTACAGTATAATAAGATCCATCAAAAAACTCTCCACTAATATCTTGGAGATTTAAACCGGAAGAACCTTGAATATTATTTGTTATTTCATTTACCGACAGTTCTTTATCTGAGTTATTAGTATTAACATAGAGTGCCATAATTTTATTTTAATATTGATACCAGATGTCTCCATTATTTCCACCAGAAGGGGTGGTATTAGAAACAGTTTTTGTTCCGTAAGCATTACTTGATGTACTAATAGTTATAACAGCACCAAATGAGTTTATTGTAGATGAAATTGGATTTGTTCCTGTATAACCAGATTGTTCTACAGTAACTAAAGTATTTCCACTAATTCCTTGAACTCCTTGTCTAGATAATGATCCTTGAACTCCTTGAGTACCTAAACCTTGAGTACCCTGACTACCTTGAGTACCCTGTCTACCTTGAGTACCTTGAGTACCCTGTCTACCTTGAGTACCTTGAGT